GCGTATCAACGCCCAGAACAAGGTTTGCAAAATCAGCCATGTTTTATTTATCCTTGAACGGTTGCGACCCGCCACAACAGCGGGCCGTTATTTGGTTTTCTTGCGTTGGTCTGGCGGTATGGAAAACGGGCTTGTGCCTTCATTCATGCCAGTGACAAAAGCGTCTGACATTTTCTTGATAAGGCTGGCTTCCCAAGGCTCGATCGTGTCCATTGTCAGGGACGCATAAGCCGCGATGTCGACCCAATCTAGCGATTGGAAACCGCCCATCGGTCCAGACTTTATCGGCCCGGCTTCGATCAGGATATTGAGCAAGTATTCCCCCGCGTCCAATTCTACAAAAGGCGCGGGGGTGTTGTTTGCGGTGTGACGCATCAAACGGCTTTCTTTGGGCCTGTCTGTTTTGTCGTTCTTCAACTCAATAATGGCGTTCAACCATCCGGCTTGGTGGGCGGCAAGTATTAGTTGCCCTTGCCGTTTCCCAAGCGGTTCGCCTGCTTAGATGCAAAATCGCTGCACTGCTTGGCAAACGGGTTGTTGGACATTTCAAACACAGGTTCGCCGTCCTTATTCAAAACAGGTTCCCCGTCCGCGTCCTCTTTTACGCCCATATGCACAAACGTCAGGTTCAAAAACCACATCGCATCGTCTGCGGTTGCGGGCTTGCCGTCTTTGTCCACGTTTTCAAATCCAACAATGAACGGCGCCGCAGCTTCGCAAAGCTGGTTGTGGACGTCTTCCATTACGCGGGCTTCGTCGTCGCTGCCCTTGGCTTTTGCGGATTTTGACATCATAGCGGCCTTTTGTGCGGCCCGCATTTTCGCCTGCATGGATGCCGACGCTGTACCGCGCAAGATAACCCGGCAAGGCTTGTCGCCGTCCATCAGCGCCTCGCCTGTCCACTCATCAACAATCTGCATCGGTGATCCGGTTTCCGCTTTTGCGCGGCTGTCAAATTTAGAAAAATCCATGGTTTATATCCTTGGGGTTCTGGTTCAAGTGGGGCGACGGGCGAACCAAACCGCGCCGCCCCTACCGCCGAAGCGGATTTAGGAAGGTTCAACGTCGTCCACTGTAGCCGCGTTTTGCTTAAAGTTGATTGTGGCACCTTCAAAAGTGCTGTCGTCTTTTTCGTTTTCAGCGTAGGTGTGAAGGTAGCCATGCGCGTATTGCACAACGTCACCAGCAACAGGTGCAGGACCGTCGCCGGTATCTGCGCCAGATCCGCGCACGATCTTGAGCGAGTAAATGCCAGCCTGCGCTTTAGCCGCGACAATAGCCGTGGCAATACCTGTGTCAGTGCCGTCACCGTGATATGTGATTGTCGTGTCATTGCCGGTCGCCGCGCCTTTAACGCCAGACGTGAAGCCTGTGCCGAGGTCTGACACATCAATGTTATTGTGCGTCACGCCGAATACGGGCAGGGACTGCGTGCCTTTAAGCTGCACCCACGTCAGGGCTTCAAAACCTGCTTTGTTGTTGGTCGCTGGTGCGCCTGCTACGCCGTATAGCGTCAGGCCAATGTTGTTATTCGTGGTCATGTGCTTGGTATCCTTTCAAGCGATTAAGCCCAACGCGGGCATTTATTTATTGACGCGAAACCAGCCGATTTTCAGCCATGCGCCAATATCTTTTTCAAGGGGTGTAGCGAATGCGCCCGCCTTGTTTGTGAGGTTTGCCTTGACCGGCTTTGCGGCAACGCTTGTGGGGCTTGCCAATGGCGCATCAATGCGTGTCGGGGTGTTTTGCTTTTTCATGTCATACTTTCGTAGCTGATATAAATCGGGGTTTCCCACCGCACGCCTTCTTCGCGGCCTTGACGCACGCTGTGGCCTGTTATCGTGACCCGCGTGTCGTTTGCAGTGACGCGCAACCCGCGCTTGAAATAGGCGACGATCTCGCCCGCCTTGCGCTTTGTGACCACTTCGTAAACGTCAAGAGGTGAAACCAGCGTGATGACCAGAAACCCTTGACGCATGTAAACTTGATCCGACAACCCGGCAGGGACGTTATCATTCGGCAACAAAAACAGCGTGACGTGTTCATCAGCCGGTTGGTCGCCGCCTTTTTGTGACCACAAGGCAGGATAGCCCAGCGCGGCTGCCATAACGTCCGCTTGCGCGTTCAAGGCTTGCAGGATGTCGCTGTCTACATCACTCATTGTCTGCCGATCTCTATGTTAAGCTGCCGAACAATGCTTTGGAATTTCTGCACAGTCAGCGCGACCATGCCCGCCGGCGCCTTGCGTGAAAAGCCGCCGATCGTCTTTGGCCCGTCAGGATAGCCGCCTTCTTCCAACTTCAAAATGTAAGGCAGGTTGTTTGTCAGATAAATAATGTCGCCCGCGTCCATCGTCGCAATCTTTGCTTGCACTTTTGCCATGGTTGCCGCGCCGCTGGTGTCTGTTGCGTTCACGGTTCCGACTGCCGGAGATCCTATAGACGGTTGCCAGTTTGCCCGCGCACCGCCCTTATCAACGGGGGTTTCAAGTATGACGTTGCGGAAAATGTCCTCTGCAACGCGCCGGGCCAAGGTGTCCATCTTGCGTTCAGTCTTTGTTTGCGCGGCCCGCAATTGATCCGCAAAACTACCCACGGCAAACCATGTCATAAAGCGCAGTCTGTCCGCCCGATGCCACGCGGCCCGTGTCAACAATGGTGCGGGCCTTTGTAATGCCAGCAAACGAAAACGTCACAAGATCCGCCGACGTGATTTCAATCCCGATAGGCTCAATAATTACTTGGAAGTCGCCTGCTTTGATAGCAGTTCCGTCTACCCTGCTGCCGTCAATCAGAAATACTGCCATGCGGGCCGTGTATTTAGACGGTGGGCCTTGCGTACCGCCTGCGGGGTTTGCAGGGCCGTCGCCATAGGTTTCGCCCACGCGGTCAATTATGCCCGTCTGGATCGCGTCCGGCTGCTTTGCGGCCAGCTTGTCAAACGCTCCTGTGACTTTGCTGCGAATTGTAGCCATTAGCCGCGCACCATATTAGCCATGCCCACGCCGCCCTTGATATAGCCGCGCAACAGCCCTTCAACCGCAACAATGCGGGGCGTTGATGTTGGCAGGTTGTCGCCCGCGATTGTGATCGGCCCAACCTTAATGCTTTCGCTTGTCGTGCTTGTTTCAATCGTGGCAAACGGATCAAGGCCGCCCTGAAAGATAAACGCCATTTCAAACTGCGCGTCCAAGATGTCAATCGGGATCGTGTCGGGGTCGACCGGCCAACTATCTACAAGGTCATTAACCAAGCGCGGCCAAGACAGGGCTTGGAATTGATATTGCTTCATGCCGATAAAAGAATACTTGCGGTCAAGGTAGCTTGCAGCTTTGCGCATGTTAATTTTGTTTGCGTCATCAGTCGCCGCCAAAGTCCAGCCCATAGCCAGCGCATAGCCCTCATAGTCCGCAAGCGTGCCGTAGCTGTCAGCGTTTACGCCGCCAATCGTGGTATCAAGTGCCATGTGCGGTCCCTTCTAAACTTAGTGAAGGGGCAAGCCGAAGCCCGCCCCTCTGCTAAATTTAGCCCAACAGTGTTGCGACGAAATTCGGCTTCCAAACCTTCGCGGCGTAGAAAGTCGTAATGTCAAACATCGACTTGCCATAGCCCTTGTAAACGCCGATGTCGTAAACAAGACCGGAGAACGGATCTTGTACGGTCAGGCGGTCAACAGCCGCATCGCCACCCAATGGCTGCGCAGGTGGACGCACAACCAACTCACAAGCCGCGCGGTGAAACGCCACGTTGGCTGTGTGGTTGTTGAGGATTGTGATGTTGTCGTTGTCAGGCAACGCAACCCGCAAGCCCGGCGCAGCGATTGTAATGTTGCCAGTCGCGCCAGACGCAAGGCCAACTTCAACAACATACTTGTTTGCGGTGTCGGATGCGAAGGTCACAACGTCACCGGCTTTGTAACCTGTGCCGCCTGCGGTGATGTTTTCCAACGGGATAACAGTTGCGCCAACAGCCACGCCGGATGCGTCGTTTGTGCGTCCGCCTGTTGCAGTGCCTTTGGCGTGCGATGCAATGCCGTTGCTTTCCTTGAGCATCAAGCCCTGCAGGTTAAGCAATTCGCCGCGACGCAACAATTCCTCGCCGCCAGCTTCATTGACGCGCTGCAATTGTGCAAGGTTGCGCAGCTTTGTACCGGCTGCGGTGTTCATGGCAATTGTGGCTTGGCCGTCAAGTGGCATTCCGTTGTCAACCAAGATTTGACGAACTTCCGCGACTTCATCAAAGTTGGAACCGAAAGGGGTTGTGCTAGCGGTGCCGATTGCGCGTGACGCACCAAGAGCAAGAGTAGAAGCCGTGTGGCTTTCGATTGCGTTGGTGATTTTGCGCATGGCTTGTGCGATTTGGTCGCCATAGACGGTTTCGTACCCAGCGCCGTTGTTCAGGTGCTTGATGTCCTCGCCAGTGTATGGGATCTGAATGTTGGCAACCTTGTCGATGGTCATGGTCTTGTTGTCGACAGTCTGGTCATCGCCTTCTGGGATGGTCATCGCGGGCGCGTAGCTGTCGTTTAGCGTTGGCGTGCGGGTGTAGGCAGCGCGAACCGTGTCACCAAACGCGGCGCCTTCGGAACCGGCGTTGATTGTTACGGATGGAATGACGCCAACCAATTCACGGCCAACAATGTCGGCTGCGCGGTAGATGTCTGCTGCGAGGTCTGTTAGTACGTTTGCCATTTTTTAGGCTCCTGTTGCGGGGGCTAGTCTTTGACTGTGCCGCCTGATTTTGCATGTGTTGCACGCTCGTATTGTGACATTGCGTCAAAAGCCGCGCGCGTGACTGTCGGTTTGTCAGGCGTCCCGCCCTGTGATCCGGCTGGCTTCCCGCCGCCGCCCTTGCCTGCATCCCGAACCGCGTATGATTTGGAAGTCGCAAGTTCCTTCGCCAGATCGGCTAGGGTCGCGCCGTGGTCAGATCCTGATCCAATCATCGGCTTTCCGTCGGATGTCATCACCTTAACAGTGCCGTCATCGTGAAACTGTAAGCGGCCCATTGCGCTTGAGGCGATGTCGTCAATGGCGTCTGGAATAAATCCGGCCTTTGCCAACTCTGCTTTCATGTCGCTGGATGCGCCGCGTTGCATCATTTTGCTAATCCGGTCGTTAGCGCCGGTCAGTTTGCCTTCATAATCGTTCTTCATCGCGTCCAGCTTGGCCTGCGCATCGTCTGCGCCCTTGCCGTTGCCTTTGGCCTTTTCGGTCAAGTCTGCGAATTTGGCGTCGATCTCGTCCGGGCTGCCATACTTTGAATAAGCAGACGCATTTTCACGCTCTTTTGACAGCGCCGTTTTCAGCCCCGCCACGTCTTCCGGTGCAGCAAGTGCGCCCAGATCAAGGTGGCCGTCTGCTACGTGGGTTTGCAGCCATGTTGGCAGTGTTGTTGCGTCTGTTACTTCGATTTTCATTAGTTCAGCTTCCCGCT